CTGCCTTGACCCTGCATCTCTAATGCAAAAGGTTGATTTTGTACCATTCTTGAGCCTTCCTCACCAGTTACAGGATCTATTGTAAAACTTTCTAAATAATCTGCTTGCGCTGGCCTGTTTGCTTTCAGTGCGTCTACACTGGCCTCAAACATTGGCGCTGAAGAATATCCTGTTGCACCACCCATTGTCGTAGCTTCAGGTAAATACGAACCTGCTCCTGATGTTGGCATACCGAAAGCACTTGCTGCCATGTCGGTGCTTTTAAACGCCGCTTCTTCTCTAGGAGATAATGCCGCCACATCTGGTCCATAGTAAGGAACGTAGCCTGTACCAGCCACATCTGCGCCCATATTCAGACCTTGTTGTATTTTAGTTTCTGCAAACTCTGGCAATGTTGCCATGTCTACTTGTGTGCCACCTTTTGCCATCAATCAACTTCCTTCTGAAAAGTCGTATACATTTGCTTCCATCCTAACGGTTCTAATACTTTTTTCCAACCAATTCGCCCAGACATAGTGCCAGCAGTACAATCATTTTTTACCGCCCAAGCTGTAATATCGTTATTCATATCTACTATTTGGTCTAATTCACCGCCAGCTAAAAACAAATTTAAAACCCTTTTTCTTGGGTATACCACAATTTCTGTAACAATGCACCCCCTTGGAGCAGGCCAAAGTTGCATCCTACCAGCATAAACACCTGCCGCAATGTCGTCAAAATGATGCGTACCACCACAATACTGTAAAGCATCCTCTATCCAAGGACGACACCTTTCCAATTCATCAACTTGCTGTACGTCTTTAGGCATCTAATATGTAGACAGTGCTACCCTCTTCCAAATTGCTGTGCTGCCATCATGTGCAGCCGTACAAATATAAATATAATTAGTATCCCAAGCTATCATGCCAGCCCCATCACCAGCCGCACCGACACTTGAGCTAGGTGTAGTTTGCTTCATAGCAATCTGCTTAAATACGTTTTGCGCCGAAACAACAGGATAATTTTTATCATCATCCCACAAAAAAATACCGTTTTCAGCAGGGGTATCTGATTGTGTTTTATGAAAAATACGGCCAAGATTTCGGTTTAGAAATAGATTAATTTCTTGACCCCACTGCCTTATGTCGTTTCCTATAACTGGTGGCAATACTGGCATTATCGTTTTCCACCTTCAGTAACATCAAATCTTAATTCTGAAAAACGCCAATCAGCATCAGCGTTACCCTCAACCCTATACTTAATTTCTCTACCTTGAAATCTAGTATCTTTTTTGCCTTGATCTGTTAAAATAGTAAACTTCTGTGACCAAGTATCGCCAGTGTAATCTCTGGCATATAATTTTATTCGCACATCGTTTCTATTTTGAACGATAGGATAAGTTGAAGAAACTTTCATAATATTATCACCTTTGCCTATCTCTAAAGCACCAGCTTCAGCAAAGGCACTATCTCCAAAATTTGCACCTACTTCTTGCTCTTGAATATATGCTGTTCTTGCAAAACCATCTAATCCAAGGTTCCACATTGTTAGTGGATATTCAAAAATCCCAGCATCTATGCCTGAAGTCCTAGCAGAAAGTAAATCTCCAATCATCCAGTAATTATCTTTATAATTGTAGCTGACGTATCTATTTGGCTCTACATATGTAAGAGCATCTTCAACAGTAGTAGAATTTAGATAATGCCACCAAACTTCATTATATTTACTATTTACCCAAGCGAATATTTTTGATTTTTGCCCATAGTCAAAATCATTAAATACAAAATCTAATACATCACAATTTAAATCTCTAACGGTGTTACCATCAAAATAATAAAAACTTTTGTCACCCATCCAAAAAACACCAGCTTCAGTATTTACAGCAGCTTTTTTAGAAATAACTCCACAGTTTGAGCCAGCAATAGTAGTAGAGTAAACGTAGGGCGCACCTATATAGCGCATGGTGTGTGCAGATGTTGTTGTTAAAATTAGTGTTTGACCTCTGGTTTTTACTCCACACATGATTTCGCCAGTGTCGTTTAATTCTATGTCACCAGCTTCGTTTGTGGCGGCTGGTGTCCATGTGTTACGATCTTCTCTATCTGAAAAAGCGATCTTTCTAGGATTTCCACCAGAGCCAAGAGCAAAAACAAATCTTTCATCTGTTACCAATACACCTTTATTATTTACTGGTGCATTTGTTACAGCAGTTAAAACAGGCGCAGAGACAAAACTCATATTTGATATAGTGGTTGTGTTAGACCCAAAGGTGTCTCCGTTAAATCGTATATGCATGGTGGTGCTTGTTGCTTCGAAGTAAGGAGAATTATCGTCATTTTGCAGACTATAAAATCGTGAATATATACTCAAGCTAGAATTTAAGTCAGTAACAGGTGACAATGAACTGTTAAGAACGGTTATATACAACGCCCCTGTTCCAGCTTTAGTGCCTCTTATTCTGTATTTTTGACCGACTGTTAAACCGCGCAATTCATATCTAAGCTGTGTTGTTCCATTGAAAGGTGTATAAGTACACGTTTGAGCCGATGTATCTATTTCCCAACCAGAACCATTTATTGCAGGGGCTTCTGTCCAACCGCCGCCACCTAAACCGCCGTTACTTGTTGCATCTAAACCTGTTAATTGTGAAAAATCTGCATTTGCAGCGTCTAATAAATTAGGACCGCCTGTTGTCGATAAATCCCATTCTAATATTCTGCCATCATCTGAATGACAGGCTATGAGTATTTCTCCGAAGTTATCTATGTCCCATGTAGTTGCAGGGTCTAATGCGCCATCTTGTAATTGTTGAATAGGCATACCGTAAGTGCCACTGCCATAAAGCCCATACCCATATCCATCTTCATATTCAGCGTCTTGCCTACCAATACCTAAATTTGGAGGAGTTAGATCAAAAAAGGTAGCACCAGAGCCTTGTACAGCTTTAAAAATATTATGCGCCCCAAAAGCTAACCATTTGTTTCTTGATAGGTCTAACCAAGCGTGTAAACCTCTGTATGGCACACTTCCTTGAGATGTATTACTCCACCTTCTTGAACCACCAATAGGACGCAATACATCGTCTATCCACCTTACTAAAGAACCAGAGTTCCAACGCCCTTTTTGGTCATGCTCTGTTCCATTAGCATAAAATCCTTTGGGTGGCTTTATTCCTATTTTTGGCATTATGTTGTTGCTCCAAATATTGTTCCATTATTTGTAAGTGTGAAAGAGTTTCCACTATCTTCAATAGCTTTTCCAGCAGCGCCACCAGTACCACCACCACTATTACCATTACCACCAGCAGCACCCCATCCACCGCCGCCGCCACCACGCGAACTATTTCCTACATCTGCACCATTACCACCAGCAACACCACCGCCACCGCCTTTACCTTTATCCTGCAAACTAAAGACACCACTTGTAGCATCAGCTTGTGTTGTAGCAGGTAAAATACGACCGCCACCGCCACCGCCACCGCGATAGCTACTATCTGACGAATTTGTAAAAGCATAACCGCCACGACCGCCACCTTCGCCGCCATCACCACCCCAACCACCTGCATCGTTTCCAGAGGCATTTAACTGACCGCCAGTGCCGAAGTTAGTTTGATGGTTATTGTTGGAATAACCACCATTACCGCCGCCAGCACCGCCGCCGCCACCAGCATCATCACCACCGTTTTGCACAGCACCACCGCCACCGCCGCCACCTGCAATATATGCACCTGAAGAATTAGTAATAGTGACGTTTGAAATATTAGAATTAATTTTTATGGCGTTGCCGCCAGCTTCACCATTTTGAGCTGTGTTTCCACTTGTTCCTTGACCATTACCGCCTTTGCCGCCTTTACCAATGATGTATCCGTCATTAATAATTGTACAAGGAATATCTATTGTTAAAGCTGCTGTTGATACGTTGTCAGACCACACCCACATATTTGAAGGAATACGCAAAGTACCGCCTGAAGAAATAAAACTTGATGCAGTAATTTCTTGTCTTTGCGCCTGACCATTAATAGTACTACCAGACGTTAATTGTTCTTCTGAACTCTGACCATAATACTCTAAAAGAGAATTAGTTGCTCCAGAAGCTTTACCAATTATATCTCTAATATCGGCATCATTTAAGGAACAAATCGTTCCAGTAGTTCCACCAACCTCAACATGAAGGTCATTTAAAGATATTGGTACTCCCTGATCTTGTAATGGCATTTATGCACTTCCAAAAGCTGTTACGTTATCTTCAACAATTAATGCACCTGCTGTTGATAATGACAGGATATTCGTTCCGTTATATGCAACTTTTAAAAAACTACTTGCACCTGTCCCTGAAACTGAAATCGTCCAGTTTTGCGGTAATGCTATCGTTGAAACTGTTGTTGTTCCTGTCAATGTTGGGCTGGCAGTTGGAGCTTTTGCATTTATTTGGGTTTGTATAGCACTGGTTACACCAACCAAATGGTTCATTTCTGCTGTCGATGCGGTAAGACCTGTAAGCTTATTTAATTCAGCAGTAGATGAAGTGCAGCTTGCTAATTTGTTTAATTCTGCTGATGTTGCTGTGACATTTGCACTATTTATAGTAAGGGTGCTTAAATTAGGTGCAAGGGTTCCTGACGTACCGTTTACAGCGTTAACAACTGTATCCAGAGCAGTATTAATAGTCGTTCCCCAACTATCCTCAGAACCACCAACAGTAGGTTTGGTTATAGTAATTGCCATGTCAATCTCCTAATTTAAAAACACTGTATCATGTTATGCTGCTTGCGTCCATGTTGAACTATCTAGTGTAATATCTGAAAAAAGCGGCTCTGTTAATTCAAAATAAACTTTAAATGTTCCTATTGCAGAACCTTTTGATGCTAGAACATAACTTAAAACAGGATCATTAGATAATGTAATTACTGGTGTACGCATCCAAAATTCATAACCTGCGAACGCAGGTGAAGATGCTTCAGTGTAGACAAACCCATTAGAAAACCTATTAGCGCCTGTACCTGAACTTGGTGTATTAGTTGTATTTAATCTGCTCCACCTGCCATTATTAGCTCCATTAGGAATACCTGCAAAAGTTGCATCTTCATAACTAGTTGAGCTAGTTGACGTTTGATATTGTGGATTTGTTGACCAAGTGGCTATAGACCCATCAACATTTATATTATCTAATTGCAAATCTGCTTTGAAAAAATTACTTCCAGAATTAGGGTCTATTTGATGATAAAATACTATTCTTCCTGTTTTGTTTTTATATCTTGTTATATCTTCTGTTATTGTTCTCCAACTTTCGTCTGGTGGTTCCGTAGAAGATATTAAATTCAGACCAAGATTAATAGAAATATCTACTTCACTAAAATTCGTATTTGCAGAGCTTGCATCTGACCAGATTTCTGATGGTGGTAAGTTTTCTGTATAATCATCATCATCTGTATCTGTTGTTGCATCCCAAGGATTTTTAGTGCTTTGAACCTCAACATTATTGGTAATAACATCATCACCTGCTAAGAAATGTAGCTGCGTTATTGCTGTAGTCTGAACATCAACACCACCTATAGAAATGGTGGGTTGCATATTGTGTATTTGGGTAATGCCAGTTTGGTCTATAACTGGCGCTTGCGCTGTAACATCGTCACTTAAAAATTCTATCTGTATAACAGCATTGGTATCATCTACTGTTACTGCACCAGAGGTTACATCATCAGACGTAAGTACATGATTTCCTGTTAATATTGCATTATCAACGCTTGGTTGCTGTGTAGCTATGTCTGCGCTTGCAAATAGGTGATCTTGTATGAATACAGCAGGTGCAATTCTAACTGTTCCAGTAAATACGTCAGGCGCACTAAATGTTTCATCTTCAAAAACAGTTAGTGACGGAACATCAGCAGGTCTGCCATTATAAACCGCTTCTATGTTATGTATTTGGCTTATAGATGTTTGGGCTACTGTCGGCGTACCATAATTAATGTCTGAAGCAGCAAAATCAAAAGAAAATATACAAGTGGTTGTATCTATCTCTACGTTTCCAAGTGATATATCTGCTGATGAAAATGGGTGATTTTGCGTAAATACACCTTGAGATATAGATATTGCGCCACTTGTAACGCTATCGCTTGTTAAGTCATGGACCTGTGTAATGGCAGAAGTCGCAACATCAACATTATCTGTTTCTGCATTATCACTAGTAATATTGTGAACTTGCGTAATTGCTGTAGAAGCTATTGAAACCGCACCTGTGCTTATTGCATCATGGTTGTCTAAAGTATGAATTTGCGTAATATTAGTTGATGCAACCGTAGGCGCTCCAAAAGTAATATCAGAAGCACTTAAATCATGGTTTTCGTCTAAATTTGTGCTGTCTATGCTGACCGCTTGCGCTTCAACATCTTGCGAACCTAAATCATGTATTTGCGTTAATACGGCGTTTGGTAAACTTACATTACCAGTTTCGGAATTATCTGTGCTTATGTCATGTATTTGCGTAATAGCTGTCGATGCTACAGAAACACTTCCTGTTGCTAAATCTGCACTTGAAACTGCATGGTCTTGGCTAATTGCTATCGTTGTATTTGCGTCTGTGTCAGCGCTCCAACCCATATTTGAATGGTTTGAACAATAATAATAAAGTTGCGGCGCACCTATTGCTACAGATATTTCTGTATATGCCCCAGATTGACCAGCCGTTCCAACAACCGTTACACCTGTTGTATATTCTGTACCGCTTGCATGAGTGCCATTTGCCGTTGTCGAAAACCTTAATGGGTGATTACCGTTAGAGCTATCCGATTGGTCAAATCTGTACGTTCTACCCTCTATTAAAGTTAAAGCAACATCAGCCGTTGCTGTTGACCCACCTATGGCAAATTTATTTGTTGAACCAACATTATAATATGGGTGATCTGACGGATTGCCACCGACTACCGTAACTACAAATGTTTCTGTTGCGGCGGTGCTTGATAGCGTTGGAGAACCAGTTGTTATATCAGAAAGTGCTAAATCATTGTTTTCAGTGATAGCTGTGTTTGCGATACTTACATTTTGCGCCGTAACATCTGTTGACTGTAAATCATGGTTTTGTGTTAAAACACCACTAGCAACTCTAACGGTTCCAGTAATGACGTTAGGTGCTGAGAAGCTTTCGTCCTCAAACATTGTTCCATTTGGAACGCTTGCACCATTGCCATTATATGTTGCGTCTAAGGAATGGTTTTGACTTATAGCACTTGTGTCAATTACAGGGTTTTGCGTAATTACACTTTGCCCTGCAAAAACGCCTAGCTGAGATAAAGTGGCTTCTGCTACCGTAGGCGCATTTGTCGTTACATCGCTCCCACTTAGGGAAACATTCTTAACCCCTAAATCACCTAACGGTGCAGATGCTAAAGGGTTAAGACCTAACATTAACTAGCTTTCTTTTGCGCCTCTATGTCGGCTATTAATCTTGATGTAAAACTATCTAAAGCGGCTCTTTCTCTATCAGTATCCATAGAGGCTCTATTAACTCTAGCTTGGCACTCTTGTATTTGCGCTATTAGATATTTTTGCAAATCTGACAAATCATTTTGATTATATTCTTTGCCGTTTATGTTTACTACTTCGTTATTTTCCGACATTTAATCTTCACCCTGCCAATATGTGCGACCCTGTGTTATCGTTTCATTTATGTAACTTAAATCTTTGCCTGCTGTTGTGTATTTATCGTCAAGCAGTTCCAATTCCAGAACCATAATTATATTTCCGACTTGCCCTTTTCTTTCTTCTATGGGCGATTCCGTCATTTTTCTATTATTTATAATATTTAAAATAGTGTCACAATTATGCACCATTTTTAAATAATCTCTATCTAGTTCATTTACCGCCATTTTAGTTTCCTTCTAATGTTGCAATTCTAGCCTCAAGAGCATCCACTTTTGCAGATAATTCCTGAACAGCTTTCACCAATATAGGATAAGTCCTCATTGGGTCTGCTTCAAGTCTTTCAGGGTTTTCTGTATATACTAATCTTGTTCTTGTTGCTGAAGAATGTTCTATTTCAACATCCATCAAGTCTTGAGCAATAAAACCCATATCTTTTTTAGAACCAAAAGTTCCATCGCGTCTGTTCCAAGTAAACTGAACTGGCCGCATATCGTTTATAAAATTTAAACCGTAAGACAAATCCTCTATAGCTGTTTTGTCACGTTCATCAGATAAACTTGTAATAGAAGTTAAATTACACCTTAATGCAGTAGCCGCAGGGTTTCCAAGTGTTATTTCATTTGACGCTGTTGTACTGCTTGAATTTGCAGAGTACCCTATAGTAATGTTATTATTTCCAGTTCCGTTGTTAACGTTTGCTTGGTATCCTATAGTTATATTTTGACCGCCTGAAGAAACGTTTCTATGTGCCTCATACCCTATTGCAATATTGTCAGCGCCTGAACCTATGCCATACAGAGCATAATTACCTAAAGCCGTATTTCGATGCGAGGAACCCCCTGAATACCCCGCATAATAACCTATATAAGTATTATGGTCACCTCCATCCATATCGTAACCTGCATAATACCCTATAAGATTGCAATAATCATTAGTGCTATATTGACTAACCCCAACACTTCTACCAATAATGACACCGTTGTTTCCAACAGCACGAGCTAACGCCCCTACGACTGTGTTATTGCTCCACCCTGTGTCCGACCCATATCCGACACAAACATTATAGTCTATCGAATAAATAGTATCGCCAGCGTCATAACCTACACAAGTATTGTAGTAAGGATTATTTGAACTTGACCGACCTAACGCATCATGCCCAACGCCGACCGACCTATAATGGTTTCCATCAGGAGCAGCATTATATCCAATAGCGGTTGTACTATCTCCCCAATTATCATTGCCCGCATAAGCCCCCATAATAGTTTGATAGTCTTTGGCTGATGAATTATAATTTCCAGACAAATAACCAACATTAGTATTATATTGCCCAGAACCGCCAGAGGATGACCCAATACCCGTATTATAACTCCCCGTCGACGCGTTTATTCCTGAGTTGTGTCCAACATAAGTTGAATAATCCGAAGTAGTAACTGTTTGCCCCGCATTTCCACCTATGCAAACATTATATTCTGGATGAACTGTATTAACATCTAATGACCCAAGTGCATTTGAGCCTAGAGCCACGTTCCATTGATGGTCCGTACTTCCTGTTATCGTTGGCGTGCCAGTGCCGATATATATAGAATTATTTGAAGCGTCTTCTGTATAATTGGCAGGTGCACCGCCAGCTGCTGTTTGCCATGTTGCATTTGTTCCATCTGACGTTAATACCTGACCACTAGTCCCCAAACCTGTCCCTGCATAGATACCACCAGAAAAGTAAATATTTCGCCATTTATAGGTACTGTTACCTATATCATGGGTTGCGTTTTCTGGTGTGCCCGTATGGTCAGACGGTAAAATTTGTGCTGAACCACTGTCAGGATTAATGACTATACCGCCTTCAGTATCTGTGGCGATAAAAGGTGAAGTGCTATTATAACTCCCAATATTCGCAAAGGTAGTACCATCACGACGCAACTCTATCATGTCACCGTCTGATGTTGTTCTGTTTAAGTTTATAAGTGGCGCAGCCGACTTCCCAATTATAACACCGCCACTTGCGCTTAAATAGTTGGCTTCTGTTGTTCCTGTTAGGATACCTGAAGTTGAGTCTGAACCTACAACGAAATGCCCATAGTTAGTAAAGCGTCCAGCTTCGGTCTGTACGTTGTTACTAACAACAGAAAAGGCTAGAGCCATATCTCGCCCTGCTACAGTGCCAAAGTTTGTCGTTTCTTTTTTAGCAGATACTAGTACACCGTTCGCTCGACTATCTGCACTTAACCATAAATCTGCTGTTTGTGTGTCAGTGTTACCAATATCTGTATTAATAATTCTAGCTTGTGTTGACGAACCTATATTTGTTTCTTCCACATG